TTACTTCTTCGCCTCTGCAACCACTTTACTACCCACGCCGCGGTTATTGTATTCCCACATGCGGTTGTAGTTAGTGTCATTCAGATTGCGCTGTATTTCGTCGTTATCATCTACGCTGCCGGTATTACCCGCAAACGGACGATTAGAGATCACCGCATCGGCCCACGGTTTAGCCGTGTTAAAACCTTCGTTGATGGCGCTATCACGGATCACCACCTGACCGTTGGTATTGGCATCAACATCCAGCGAGCGGCCCAGTTGCGCCACACCATCACCGAAAGCATTGAAACGGCTGTTTACGGCGAGGAAACCGTAGTAAATGTTGGACAGCGTAGCCGGTGCAAACACATACGCTTCTTGCTGAGTACGTGAGTTCACCACGCGGAATTCGGTGTTATCGAACACCACTGCGCCGCGACCAGAAACGATATCCACATCCCCTTCAATGTAGCTGTTGGTCACCAGCGTACGCGGCTGACGGTTGGTTTCCAGACGGTTCTGCACACCGCTGTTGGTGACAAAGAAGGTGTTCTGACGACCGAGAATGTTAACGTTGTTAATCTGTACCTGGTCACCATCAGTACGCAGTGCCACCGCCGGATGGTTACCTGCATCTACGCTATCGCCCAGCGTGTTTTCGATGGTCAGATTTTGCAGTTGCAGGCCATTGTTTTGTGACCAGAAGACCGCAGAGCAGAGAACACCGATACTGTCGCTGCGTTTGCTCTGGCAGCTATCGTACATATACCACGCTGGTTTACCTGGCATATATTTGCCGCGCGGGTTGACGTCGTGACGCCAGTCGGCAGGGCTCATGCCACCATCAAGGGAAAGCCCAATCTTCACATCAATCGGTTTTTCACCTGTACCGTACAGAGTAATTCCACCCGGAGCGGCAGGGACATATACCGTTCCCTGATACTCACCAGGCATCACGGCAATATACTGGCGCTTGTTGGTACGCTTGATAATTGCCGCATCTACCGCCGCCTGAATCGTGGTATGCGTTACACCTTGAGTGCCCGCCGGGCCGACAACAAAGTCAGGTTGCGCAGGCAGGGTAATCGGGGAAGGATTCCACGCTGCAGCACCTGGTGTCAGGGATGCAAAATAGTGTTGAGCATCGAAATTCTGCGCTTCTTTTGCCGACAGAATCGGGCGAGAAGAGGTACCAGGCGCGGTTTGATCAGAAGGACGTTGATCGGGCGGGGTTGAGCTACAGGCGGTCAGCGTCACGCCAAAAGCCAATGCCAGCGCCAGACGGGAAACTGAAAATGTGTTCACAGGTTGCTCCGGGCTATGAAATAGAAAAATGAATCCGTTGAAGCCTGCTTTTTTATACTAAGTAGGCATTATAAAAAAGCATTGCTTATCAATTTGTTGCAACGAACAGGTCACTATCAGTCAAAATAAAATCATTATTTGATTTCAATTTTGTCCCACTCCCTGCCTCTGTCATCACGATACTGTGATGCCATGGTGTCCGACTTATGCCCGAGAAGATGTTGAGCAAACTTATCGCTTATCTGCTTCTCATAGAGTCTTGCAGACAAACTGCGCAACTCGTGAAAGGTAGGCGGATCCCCTTCGAAGGAAAGACCTGATGCTTTTCGTGCGCGCATAAAATACCTTGATACTGTGCCGGATGAAAGCGGTTCACGACGAGTAGATGCAATTATGGTTTCTCCGCCAAGAATCTCTTTGCATTTATCAAGTGTTTCCTTCATTGATATCCCGAGAGCATCAACATGCAATGTTGTTGGGATGGCAATTTTTACGCCTGTTTTGCTTTGCTCGACATAAAGATATCCATCTACGATATCAGACCACTTCATTTCGCATAAATCACCAACTCGTTGCCCGGTAACAACAGCCAGTTCCATTGCAAGTCTGAGCCAACATGGTGATGATTCTGCTGCTTGATAAATTTTCAGGTATTCGTCAGCCGTAAGTCTTGATCTCCTTACCTCTGATTTTGCTGCGCGAGTGGCAGCGACAGGGTTTGTTGTTATATGGCCTTCAGCTATTGCCTCTCGGAATGCATCGCTCAGTGTTGATCTGATTAACTTGGCTGACGCCGCCTTGCCCTCGTCTATGTATCCATTGAGCATTGCCGCAATTTCTTTTGTGGTGATGTCTTCAAGTGGAGCATCAGGCAGACCCCTCCTTATTGCTTTAATTTTGCTCATGTAATTTATGAGTGTCTTCTGCTTGATTCCTCTGCTGGCGAGGATTTTTTCGTAGCGATCAAGCCATGAATGTAACGTAACAGAATTATCACTGTTGATTCTCGCTGTCAGAGGCTTGTGTTTGTGTCCTGAAAATAACTCAATGTTGGCCTGTATAGCTTCAGTGATTGCTATCCTCCTGTCTCGGCCTAATCCAAACTCTTTACCCGTCCTTGGGTCCCTGTAGCAGTAATATCCATTGTTTCTTATATAAAGGTTAGGGGGTAAATCCCGGCGCTCATGACTTCTCCTTCTTCCCATTTCTGATCCTCTTCAAAAGGCTACCTGTTACTGGTCGATTTAAGTCAACCTTTACCGCTGATTCGTGGAACAGATACTCTCTTCCATCCTTAACCGGAGGAGGGAATATCCTGCATTCGCGTACCCATCGACGAACTGTTTCAAGACTTCTTGGACGTCGCTGGCGTGCGTTCCACTCCTGAAGTGTCAAGTACATCGCAAAGTCTCCGCAATTACACGCAAGAAAAAACCGCCATCAGGCGGCTGGGTGTTCTTTCAGTTCTTCAATTCGAATATTGGTTACGTCTGCATGCGCTATCTGCGCCCATATCATCCAGTGGTCATAGCAGTCGTTGATGTTCTCTGCTTCGATAACTCTGTTGAATGGTTCTCCATTCCACTCACCTGTGACTCGGAAGTGCATTTATCATCTCCATAAAACAAAACTGGCCGTAGCGAGTTCAGATAAAAGAAAACCCGCACTCGGCGGGTTCGCATTCGTTCAAATTGCGTTTACTTCTTGGCGTTCTGTTCATCCATATCGATATACCATGGGTTGCTTCCCTTGGGCATGTTTAACGACTGCTCGCGATAGTATCTGATGCGCTCCATGAAATACTCGCGTGAGTGCTCAGGTTGCTCTCATGATACCTGCTCAGTGATAACAGGTATGTTAAGGCGCTCTCTGTACTCCATGCCTGATGCTGCAAGGTCAACGTTTACCTTGTTCTGTTTTTCTTTCGATTTCTCGGCGATGTTATGCCTGACATTGTCAACCCGCCTCCTTCTGAACATAACGGTTATAAATCAGTCCCTGAGGGCCATAAGGAAGCGGGATGTGCAACTCCTCTGGTTCAGAAACTATCCATTCCCCGGCCATCTCCGCTGGAGAGGTAATGATAAGTTGTTTGCTAATAAAAGGACCACTCCTCTCAACAACAAGCTTACCATCTTCATTAATAAAAGCTTGGATGTCAGGTGTGCTTACACACTTGGTGATGCAGCGTTTGAACATTTTGTGTCCCCCCCATTTTATGTACGGGGTAATTATAACACATTGAAATATAGTAATATTTGACGTAGATTTCTTTTGATCTATAAGCGATTTTTTAATGCTTTTAAGTTATAAATACTTGTTTTCATCACCCATCTTGCTGCGGTGCTACTATTGAAAAGTACTCACACCCTTTAGCCCAAATAGTTTTGATAGTTGTCCAACTGACTGGAACCTTGATTTCGATTCTCCCGCTGCCGTCACAAGTTTCGCAATCATCATCACCAAAGCATTCCGGGCAGCTTATAAACGTAGTTTCTGAAAATTCACCGGATAGCACACCCTTAGCGCCATTCTCAGCGGTTAGTTTCTTCGGCACTATAACCCAACCATCCGGAGTTACCGGAGAGTTGCCCGATGGCTCGTTCAACTTGTAATTCTGGCTTACAGGTTGGCTACCCTGAAGCATGGCGGCGAGGCAGGCGTTCCAGCCATGCATATATCCAGTAATAGACCCCATCTTATGCCACTTATCTGAATGAAAAGCGCTCATGGCACCAAGATAGTCGATATATGAAATTTGTTTATACCTTTCATTTGGGGCTTTCTTTTCTGATGCAGCTACATCATTCTCTATCATCTGCGCTTGCGTGATGCTGTGTCGCGGTATGTCTGAGTTGTTCATTCTCGCATCCACATTAGCATCAAACTCGTTATATTCCATCTCTGCCAGGTCACCCCAACTAGCCAGCCCAGGTTCGTTTTCATCACCGAAAGCATCCTTGTCTCGCAGGAAACGATAGCGCAAAGCATCACGCTCTATGCTTAAGCGCAATACCTTTTCGGCTGTCGCAGCATCGCGCCAGGTATTGAATCCATCTGGACCTTTAACTTCTTCGCGCAATTGATAAAGCTCTGCGTAGATTTCATCAGGCACAGATACCGTCGCTGGCGGGGCGGCGTAGACCTCAATAATTCCATTATCAATAGGCCATTCTCCATCCTTGAGGTAGTCACTTGTGCCGTCAACTTGCTGTTCTGCAATGTGGAATGCACCTATTGGTTTTGCTTCCAGCGATGCCAGAGCAATTCGTGCCAGTTCTTCCGCTTCTTCTGCTGGCAGTACAACGTTGCTACCAGGTCCGTATGTTTCGCGCCACTGCTTGATTGTCAGTAGTCGCTCTTTGGTCATAGTGGTCATATCACTCTCCTTTGATGCGAATGCCTGTTGCAATGCTGTTTATGATGCTGTCAGTGCATGGGGTAGAAAGCTGGGCATCTCCAGCAATTTTCATGACCTCAACATCTGCATATCGAATACCGAGGTGTATCAGACCGGCTATGCCTGACTTAAGCCGAGCATTTTCCATAAATAGAACTTTTGCCCGCTGTTTTTCTGCTTCAAGCTCAACGCGCAGCTTCCCTACCGTTAGCGCAATTTCCTCGTTCTCCTGATCGCGGGATTTGATGTATTGCTGGTTCCTTTCCCGTTCATCCAGTAGTGCCAAAGCAACCTTTGGATTAAAGGCAGCAATAAATTCAGCGTTGTTTTTCAGAACGTGTTGCGCAATGGCCTGACTACTTAGTCGGACCTCATAACCACGTGCGCCACGGTGTGGTTTATATGAGTCCCAGTCTCCCCACGTTGCTTTCTCTGCCGCCTCACGCAGTGCCTGATAGTTAATTTTGCTCATGTCACATCACCCTGAATCCGTTGCATTTACGTAAGAAATCGCAGATATAGCCCTTCATTTTTTCGTGCCAATCTCGATCATTCCCATTGCACCAACCATCAGGTGGAGTCCAGTTTTCTATCAGAGCAGCCATTTTCTTTGCTTTCGCCGGAGTAGCTGTTGCGGTATCGCAGTAATGACGAGTGTCAACCAACGCATCCATACCATCGATATCAAGTATGCAAAACCATGTGTGATTCGGAATTCCTACAGGTGGTATTTGTTGCCCACGTCGGCGTTTATCAATGAGATATACACTCACTGGTTGCCTCCTTTGCGAAGCTGGGCGGCGAATCTCTCAGCATCAACAGCGCTTCCGCAATAGGCGGCGCGAGTCATGGAATCCAATTCGTTGCGGTTTTTTCTTACGTATTCCTTCTGGCTTTCAGCAAACAACTCCACACCCTGCGCCCGTACTTCAGCCAGAAAAGCATCGGTGTCTGGGGTTTTTATTTCGTTAAGCGCATCACTGAATCCACCACGCTCCATACCTAGCTCTGCTTCGTAATCGGCATCGAATGCAGCGTCTTTGCAGAACTTCTTCAGCTTTGCATTCTCCGCCGCCAGCGCTGAAAACTTCTCGTGTGCCAACTTAACAGTCGAATCAGCCTGCTTAATTGAATCAATCGCTTTCTGCTGGTCTTCGGACAGAGCCGAAATCTTGGCCTCCGCTTCAGCAAATTTACGCACCAGATATTCAGCGTTTGTTTCGTTAACCTTTAAATCTCGTGGGATGCATTTACCTTTTAGAAAACCATCCATCTCAATTAGTGACATTTGTTTCATTTCTTCCCACTCCGCCACATCGCATTCAGATATTTGTTTTGATTTACTGACGGAAAAGAATTTCTCTTAAGCAATTCCTCTCTCGATGGCATTGGCTTTACGCGTTGGCGAATAATCATTTCTGCCGGAAGAATGCCGGGATTGTATGCAAGTCCTCTCATGGTAAATTCCTCAGTCATTACTGATAGCGCCATAGCGTGAGCGGTAATTACGCAGGCGCGGGTCAATTTCAGGGAAGTGGGTGTATGTGGCTTTGCGGAATGGTCGGATTGATGTCTGGTAAATTCGCTCTCGTTCTTCTTTCTCTGCAAGCCATATACAATGGCGAAATTCCTTTTCCTCTTTCGTTTCCTGCGGTAGCGACATTATCAGGTCGTAGTTTTTTCTGAATTTATCCAGCACCTCCGATACGGAATTGCCGGAACAGCGGCGCGGGTCATCCGCACCATACTGAGGCGCTGGCATGATTTTCTCCTGATTAAATTGCGTGAATAGCGTGACGAGGGAAGGGGAGAGTTACTGGCTCCTCGTCTGGGTAGATAGGTTTGTTATGTTTGTGCCACTCGACATGACATGACTTGCAGAGCCACATCACATCGGTTGGTTTGCTGTAGTCGCATTGGTGCGCCTGTGGTTTACATTCTGATCCGCAGCACTCACATTGTGGTGGTCGGATTAGCTTACCGTCGCGCAAAAAATTACCCACAATGATGTGGGCTTTTCTTTTCCATGGGTTGCTCTGAATGAACCGCTTTTTGGCTGCGTTACACCGTTCTCTTCCGCGTTCCGATGATTGATATTCTCTCCTTGCTGATACTCGATGTGGCAATCCAGCGCGTTCTTTGTCGTATTCAGCCAGGCAAGCCCGGCAAGCGGCAGTTAATCCATCTCTGGATGCTCTTCTGATTTGAAAGTCCCTTTCTTCCTTCTGTTGATGGCATCTTGAGCAGACTTTCATATTCAGCTCCTAGAACGGAATATCCGAATCGTCGAAGTTCATAGGTGGTTCGCTGTGATTCCCCTGCTGCTGAGATTGCTGTCTTTGTTGCTGACCGTTATTTCGCTGATGTGAAGACTGTTCATTGCCTCCTTGTTTGCCACCAAGCATTTGCATGGTTCCACCAACGCCCACGATGACTTCGGTAGTGAACCGATCCTGTCCGCTTTGATCCTGCCATTTTCTTGTCCGCAATTTGCCTTCAAGATAAACCTCTGAGCCTTTTCGCAGATATTCGCTGGCAATTTCTGCCAGTTTCCCGCTCATTACCACACGGTGCCACTCCGTCTGCTCCTTTTGCTCTCCAGTTTGCTTATCACGCCATTGTTCTGACGTAGCAACTGTAAGGTTTGCAAATGCCGTTCCTGATGGTGAATATCTGATTTCTGGATCATGCCCAAGGCGACCAATAATGATCACCTTATTTACGCCTCTGCTTGCCATTTATGCCGCCTGTTTTAGCTCGTTAACTCTGATGTTCATTACCTGAACGCATTTAGCCTGCGCCTCCTCGTTTCCAGCCATTAATTGCCAGTCACGCTGATAACGCTCGATGAGTTTTTTCTTGTCAGTTTCTGTTGACGCATAATCGCTGAAGTCTTTCAGGATTTGTTCGCAGTCAACCGATGGAGATTTCTGGTTGGTATTTTCTGGTGATGGTTTGTTATCTGATGCTGGGATTGCCCATCCCGGCAGTGATGGAGGGAGCCAGTAAAATCCTGTTCCATCCTTCAGTTTTGCCCTGTGCCACCCATGCTTTTTATCGAGAGATGTTTGTGCGAAACCTTCCTCAAGGTTATACAGATACCGACCGATTCCCCACTGAACGGCAGCACGCTTCATTGCACCTGAACGACCACCTTTGACGGCTTCTACCTGCGTGTTTTCAGCAGCATCCCATTTGGTTACCCATTCGGAATCAATCCTGATTGATATGCCGCATTCAACGCCGCCGTTGTTGGGAATATCGCGGTATTCATTGCGCCATCCTGCTTTGCCGCAAACATCGTCCAGGCGTTTCATGATTGCCCTGTTCGTGACATAAGCCAGCACCATAGCCCACACTTTTCCATCGCGTGTTTTACCGCTTTGCTGTATTCGCCATTCGATATCTTCAGGGCTGAATGGCTCATCGAATTTATTCAAATCCATAATTCACCTCAGAATGGACATGGCCCAAGGAAATAACGCTGGTTTAATACTTCGACTCTGGACAAATTAAGGCATACCCGCATTCCTTCGCGGTCACCATTATGGCGATACCAGAGAGCTTTCTGCGTGTACATGCGTCTCTGTAACTTGCTCTCCTTCACTGTGGTTGCAAGTGACATGAATATCTCCTTCGTTACCGATTAATTCTTTCATCTGACGAATGAATTCTTCGTCTGACCAGTTATCTGTAAAACTCATTTCCTGCGATACCACGGAAGGTTGATAGCTGATTTCATAGCTTTATTTGCTTCAAGCCACATTTTTGAATCACCAATAAATCTGGCTATTACTGCTTTGTTCTGTGCAGCACGAAGCATCTGGTGATTAATGGCTATTTCATTGCGCATAACGCCTCCAGTTGTTTCTTTGCTGCTCTGATTAATTGTTTAACTCGGCGTGATAATTCAGATTCGTGCGGGTAGAAAGCGGACATGACGCCGCTACCCGCGAGCTGAAAGTGCATCATGGGTAACTCCTTATATTTGATTGCATAACGAAAACGCCTAGAGTGAAGCGTTATTGGTATGCGGTAAAGCCGCGCTTAGGCGGCTGATGTTTCTTCTTTCAGGCTTTCGAGATATTTACGTGGGTCGTCGTAACATTGGCATTCGCTGTACCAATCCACCCAGCGATCAGTAAGCCCCATCTCTGATAAATCTTCATCGGTAAGGCTCTCATCCCACATCTCAAGGCCGTTAGCATTGCAGTAATCAGGCTTGATGTTGTTGTCATACTGAAAGGCGTCATAATCAGCCAGTGCGTCCATCAGGCGAACACCCTCTTCAACACTTGCCACTTCTGCAATGAACGGTTTCATAGGTACTTGCGGGATATGCCAGACACGTAATTTCATATTTCCTCCGTCAAAAAAATTGCCCTCACACTGGAGGGCAAAGAAGATTTCCAATAATCAGAACAAGTCGGCTCCTGTTTAGTTACGAGCGACATTGCTCCGTGTATTCACTCGTTGGAATGAATACACAGTGCAGTATTTATTCTGTTGTTTATGCTAAAAATAAAGGCCACCATCAGGCAGCCTTGTTATTCTGTTTACCAAGTTCTCTGGCAATCATTGCCGTCGTTCGTATTGCCCATTTATCGACATATTTCCCATCCTCCATTACAGGAAACATTTCTTCAGGCTTAACCATGCATTCCGATTGCAGCTTGCATCCATTGCATCGCTTGAATTGTCCACACCATTGATTTTTATCAATAGTCGTAGTCATACGGATAGTCCTGGTATTGTTCCATCACATCCTGAGGATGCTCTTCGAACTCTTCAAAATCTTCTTCCATATCTCACCTCAAATAAGTGGTTTGCTGCCTAATTTCATTTTCTGGCGACCAACACAAGTCACACCCATTTCACTGCGTGGCTTGCTGTACCATGTGCGCTGATTCTTGCGCTCAATACGTTGCAGGTTGTTTTCAATCTGTTCGTGGTATTCAGCCAGCACCGTAAGGTCTATCGGATTCAGTGCGCTTTCTACTCGTAATTTCGGTTTGCGATTCAGCGAGAGAATAGGGCGGTTAACTGGTTTTGCGCTTACCCCAACCAACAGGGGATTTGCTGCTTTCCATTGAGCCTGTTTCTCTGCGCGACGTTCGCGGCGGCGTGTTTGTGCATCCATCTGGATTCTCCTGTCAGTTAGCTTTGGTGATTGGATGGCCGGCGCTGAACCCCGGCTTACTGGTTAGAGCGCCCGCACTACCAGTGACGCTGTCTTGAGGCGCAGATTGGTTACTGCTTGCCATGAGCGCTGTTTATACATTGGTCGAGCATCAGCCTGCTCATTCATCCAATCCCAAAGCCTTCTGCTTTGAATGCTGCCCTTCTTCAGGGCTTAATTTTTAAGAGCCTCACCTTCATGGTGGTCAGTGCGTCCTGCTGATGCGCTCAGTATCACCGCCAGTGGTATTTATGTCAACACCGCCAGAGATAATTTATCACCGCAGATGGTTATCTGTATGTTTTTTATATAGATTTATTTTTTGCAGGGTTGCGTGGCTTGGGAGGTGATCGAGAGATCTGAATTGCGATGTTTAGTGAGTTGTATCTATCAATTTTTCAATAAATACAATTTGTTAAGGTGTTGTTAGGTGTGTGGAGCGAGAGGCAAAGAAAACCCGGCACTGGGGCCGGGTTGGTTAATTTATAGTTTAACCACCATCCTATCAATGGCTTCTAAGCAAGATTGTTTATATGGGGCATTAACTTTTACCCTTCTGTTCATAACTCGTACGCTCCCTGTTGGTAGGATCGAAAATGGACATCCTTTAGCAAAGGCAACAACACCAGTTGTCTGAAAATCTTTAATATTTACCACTCCCTCTTCAATATTTTCGAAGTCGAAAATTTCAGGGTTACTTAGTAATAGTTGCTGAATATCATTATCGATTGATTTCAGAACTGCGGCATAGGCTGATGCAGGCCCCATATACTGTGTAAGACGGTTTTTTGCGATCATATGCACTTTGGGTAGTGGTCTGCTCACCGCGGTAAGTTTGTTTGCAAATGCGTAGGATGCATAAATATCAGATGGCAACTTTAATCCATAAATCAAAGAGAAAGCATTTTGAATGGCGCGACGAGAGGAATCATCAGCCATAACTGGCAAGATGAGCTTTTCTACAGCAGCTAATGCTATTTGAGTATAAATTGAAAAACTAGGATTACAGTCAATAAATAAAACATCGTACTCATCATTTAGATCTTTAATAAGATCATTAATCCAATCAATGATGCTTACCCATGCATTTGTTCCTGGAATCTGCTGATTAGCAAGAGTGTTGATGGCGTTTGCTTGAAGCTCAAGAAGCGGGTCACCGCATACCAACGATATATTGGCTGGAATATGTTCGTTGAATTTTTTTGGGTGTGTCAAATAATCGTGGGCATCAACAATGGGTTTTTGATAAGGCGTCGGGAGGCGCATTTGGAAGTAGCCACCCAAAGTACATCTATTATTTATATCATGCCTAGTCAATAAGTTTATGCTTCCATTACCTATTAACCCCCCAAGAAAAAGCTCTGACAAGTTTGCCTGTGGGCACACATCAATAACCAACACGCGCTCAAGCGGGTGAATTTCTGCATATCTGCAAATAGCTTGAAATGACAGGCTTGTTTTCCCTGTTCCTCCCTTGTTGTTCCATATAGCATATTTCTTCATCATAAACTCCTGGTTAACGATGTCATTGCTGGTTAATGTTTTACCATTGGTAAAGTGGTGCACCAAGAGTGACACGGTAAACCAAATAGATCAAGACTTTTGGTAAACGATTTACCAGTGGTGACATCGATAACCGAAAAAGACTGCATTTCTGCAACCTGTTTCACACAATCACCCAAACGTCTCTTCAGGCCACTGGCTAGCGATAACTTTCCCCACAATGGAACAACTCTCATTGCATGGGATCATTGGGAACTGTGGGTTTAGTGGTTGTAAAAACACCTGACCGCTATCCCTGATCAGTTTCTTGAAGGTAAACTCATCACCCCCAAGTCTGGCTATGCAGAAATCACCTGGCTCAACAGCCTGCTCAGGGTCAACGAGAATTAACATTCCGTCAGGAAAGCTTGGCTTGGAGCCTGTTGGTGCGGTCATGGAATTACCTTCAACCTCAAGCCAGAATGCAGAATCACTGGCTTTTTTGGTTGTGCTTACCCATCTCTCCGCATCACCTTTGGTAAAGGTTCTAAGCTCAGGTGAGAACATCCCTGCCTGAACATGAGAAAAAACAGGGTACTCATACTCACTTCTAAGTGACGGCTGCATACTAACCGCTTCATACATCTCGTAGATTTCTCTGGCGATTGAAGGGCTAAATTCTTCAACGCTAACTTTGAGAATTTTTGCAAGCAATGCGGCGTTATAAGCATTTAATGCATTGATGCCATTAAATAAAGCACCAACGCCTGACTGCCCCATCCCCATCTTGTCTGCGACAGATTCCTGGGATAAGCCAAGTTCATTTTTCTTTTTTTCATAAATTGCTTTAAGGCGACGTGCGTCCTCAAGCTGCTCTTGTGTTAATGGTTTCTTTTTTGCGCTCATACGTTAAATCTATCACCGCAAGGGATAAATATCTAACACCGTGCGTGTTGACTATTTTACCTCTGGCGGTGATAATGGTTGCATGTACTAAGGAGGTTGTATGGAACAACGCATAACCCTGAAAGATTATGCAATGCGCTTTGGGCAAACCAAGACAGCTAAAGATCTCGGCGTATATCAAAGCGCGATCAACAAGGCCATTCATGCAGGCCGAAAGATTTTTTTAACTATAAACGCTGATGGAAGCGTTTATGCGGAAGAGGTAAAGCCCTTCCCGAGTAACAAAAAAACAACAGCATAAATAACCCCGCTCTTACACATTCCAGCCCTGAAAAAGGGCATCAAATTAAACCACACCTATGGTGTATGCATTTATTTGCATACATTCAATCAATTGTTATCTAAGGAAATACTTACATATGCAACTTACAAGTACTCGCAAGAAAGCGAATGCAATTACAAGCAACATCCTGAATCGAATTGCTGTACGTGGTCAGCGAAAGGTTGCCGACGCGTTAGGGATTAATGAATCGCAAATTTCGCGATGGAAAGACAGCTTCATCCCAAAAATGGGAATGCTTCTGGCTGTTCTTGAATGGGGTGTTGAAGACGAGGAGTTGGCGGAACTGGCTAAGCAAGTAGCCAGAATGCTGACAAAAGAAAAAGCCCCGAAGAACGGCGAATTCTTCGAGGCCTGATGTAGAAAGACTGGATCAATCCACAGGAGTCATTATGACAAATACAGCAAAAATACTCAACTTCGGCAGAGGTAACTTTGCCGAACAGGAGCGTAATGTGGCAGATCTCGATGATGGTTACGCCAGACTATCAAATATGCTGCTTGAGGCTTATTCAGGCGCAGATCTGACCAAGCGACAGTTTAAAGTGCTGCTTGCCATTCTGCGTAAAACCTATGGGTGGAATAAACCAATGGACAGAATCACCGATTCTCAACTTAGCGAGATTACAAAGTTACCTGTCAAACGGTGCAATGAAGCCAAGTTAGAGCTCGTCAGAATGAATATTATCAAGCAGCAAGGCGGCATGTTTGGACCAAATAAATACATCTCAGAATGGTGTATCCCTCAAAACGAGGGAAAATCCCCTAAAACGAGGGATAAAACATCCCTCAAATTGGGGGATTGCTATCCCTCAAAACAGGGGGACACAAAAGACACTATTACAAAAGAAAAAAGAAAAGATTATTCGTCCGAGAATTCTGGCGAATCCTCTGACCAGCCAGAAAACGATCTTTCTGTGGTTAAACCGGATGCTGCAATTCAGAGCGGCAGCAAGTGGGGAACAGCAGAAGACCTGACCGCCGCAGAGTGGATGTTTGACATGGTGAAGACCATCGCGCCATCAGCCAGAAAACCGAATTTTGCTGGGTGGGCTAACGATATCCGCCTGATGCGTGAACGTGACGGACGTAACCACCGCGATATGTGTGTGCTTTTCCGCTGGGCCTGCCAGGACAACTTCTGGTCCGGTAACGTGCTGAGTCCGGCCAAACTCCGCGACAAGTGGACCCAGCTCGAAATCAACCGTAACAAGCAACAGGCAGGCGTGACAGCCAGCAAACCAAAACTCGACCTGACAAACACTGACTGGATTTACGGGGTGGATTTATGAAAAACATCGCCGCACAGATGGTTAACTTTGACCGTGAGCAGATGCGTCGGATCGCCAACAACATGCCGGAACAGTACGACGAAAAGCCGCAGGTACAACAGGTAGCGCAGATCATCAATGGTGTGTTCAGCCAGTTACTGGCAACTTTCCCGGCGAGCCTGGCTAACCGGGACCAGAACGAACTGAACGAAATCCGCCGCCAGTGGGTGCTGGCTTTCCGGGAAAACGGGATCACCACAATGGAACAGGTTAACGCAGGAATGCGCGTAGCCCGTCGGCAGAATCGACCATTTCTGCCATCACCCGGGCAGTTTGTTGCATGGTGCCGGGAAGAAGCATCCGTTATCGCCGGACTGCCAAACGTCAGCGAGCTGGTTGATATGGTTTACGAGTATTGCCGGAAGCGAGGCCTGTATCCGGATGCGGAGTCTTATCCGTGGAAATCAAACGCGCACTACTGGCTGGTTACCAACCTGTATCAGAACATGCGGGCCAATGCGCTTACTGATGCGGAATTACGCCGTAAGGCCGCAGATGAGCTTGTCCATATGACTGCGAGAATTAACCATGGTGAGGCGATCCCTGAACCAGTAAAACAACTTCCTGTCATGGGCGGTAGACCTCTAAATCGTGCACAGGCTCTGGCGAAGATCGCAGAAATTAAAGCTAAGTTCGGACTGAAAGGAGCAAGTGTATGACGGGCAAAGAGGCAATTATTCATTACCTGGGGACGCATAAGAGCTTCTGTGCACAAGACGTTGCCGCGGTAACAGGCGCAACCGTAACCAGCATAAATCAGGCTGCGGCTAAAATGGCGCGGGCAGGAATCCTGGTCGTTGATGGTAAGGTCTGGCGAACGGTGTATTACCGGTTCGCTACCAGAGAAGAACGGGAAGGAAAGGTGAGCACGAATCTGATTTTTAAGGAGTGTCGCCAGAGTGCCGCGATGAAACGGGTATTGGCGGTATATGGAGTTAAAAGATGACCATCTACATCACTGAGCTAATAACAGGCCTGCTGGTAATCGCAGGCCTTTTTATTTGGGGGAGAGGGAAGTCATGAAAAAACTAACCTTTGAAATTCGATCTCCAGCACATCAGCAAAACGCTATTCACGCGGTACAGCAAATTCTTCCAGACCCAACCAAACCAATCGTAGTAACCATTCAGGAACGCAACCGCAGCTTAGACCAGAATCGAAAGCTTTGGGCTTGCCTTGGTGACGTCTCTCGTCAGGTTGAATGGCATGGTCGCTGGCTGGATGCAGAAAGCTGGAAGTGTGTGTTTACCGCAGCATTAAAGCAGCAGGATGTTGTTCCTAACCTTGCCGGGAATGGCTTTGTGGTAATAGGCCAGTCAACCAGCAGGATGCGTGTAAGCGAATTTGCGGAGCTATTAGAGCTTATACAGGCATTCGGTACAGAGCGTGGCGTTAAGTGGTCAGACGAAGCGCGACTGGCTCTGGAGTGGAAAGCGAGATGGGGAGACAGGGCTGCATGATAAATGTCGTTAGTTTCTCCGGTGGCAGGACGTCAGCATATTTGCTCTGGCTAATGGAGCAAAAGCGACGGGCAGGTAAAGACGTGCATTACGTTTTCATGGATACAGGTTGTGAACACCCGATGACATATCGGTTTGTCAGGGAAGTTGTGAAGTTCTGGGATATACCGCTCACCGTATTGCAGGTTGATATCAACCCGGAGCTTGGACAGCCAAATGGTTATACGGTATGGGAACCAAAGGACATTCAGACGCGAATGCCTGTTCTGAAGCCATTTATCGATATGGTAAAGAAATATGGCACTCCATACGTCGGCGGCGCGTTCTGCACTGACAGATTAAAACTCGTTCCCTTCACCAAATACTGTGATGACCATTTCGGGCGAGGGAATTACACCACGTGGATTGGCATCAGAGCTGATGAACCGAAGCGGCTAAAGCCAAAGCCTGGAATCAGATATCTTGCTGAACTGTCAGACTTTGAGAAGGAAGATATCCTCGCATGGTGGAAGCAACAACCATTCGATTTGCAAATACCGGAACATCTCGGTAACTGCATATTCTGCATTAAAAAATCAACGCAAAAAATCGGACTTGCCTGCAAAGATGAGGAGGGATTGCAGCGTGTTTTTAATGAGGTCATCACGGGATCCCATGTGCGTGACGGACATCGGGAAACGCCAAAGGAGATTATGTACCGAGGAAGAATGTCGCTGGACGGTATCGCGAAAATGTATTCAGAAAATGATTATCAAGCCCTGTATCAGGACATGGTACGAGCTAAAAGATTCGATACCGGCTCTTGTTCTGAGTCATGCGAAATATTTGGAGGGCAGCTTGATTTCGACTTCGGGAGGGAAGCTGCATGATGCGATGTTATCGGTGCGGTGAATGCAAAGAAGATAACCGCTTCCGACCAAATCAACCTTACTGGAATCGATGGTGTCTCCGATGTGAAAGAACACCAACAGGGGTGTTACCACTACCGCAGGAAAAGGAGGACGTGTGGCTAGACAGCGACGAAGTATCACCGACATAATCTGCGAAAACTGCAAATACCTTCCAACGAAACGCTCCAGAAATAAACGCAAGCCAATCCCAAAAGAATCTGACGTAAAAACCTTCAACTACACGGCTCACCTGTGGGATATCCGGTGGCTAAGACATCGTGCGAGGAATACAAGGTGATTGACCCAAATCGAAGTTACGAACAAGAAAGCGTCGAGCGGGCTTTAACGTGCGCTAATTGCGGTCAGAAGCTGCATGTGCTGGAAGTTCACGTGTGTGAGTACTGCTGTGCAGAGCTGATGAGCGATTCGAATAGCTCGATGCACGAGGAAGAAGATGATGGCTAAACCAGCGCGAAGACGATGTAAAAACGATGAATGTCGGGAATGGTTTCACCCTGCATTCGCTAATCAGTGGTGGTGCTCTCCAGAGTGTGGAACCAAGATAGCACTCGAACGACGAAGTAAAGAACGCGAAAAAGCGGAAAAAGCAGCAGAGAAGAAACGACGACGAGAGGAGCAGAAACAGAAAGATAAACTTAAGATTAGAAAACTCGCCTTAAAGCCCCGCAGTTACTGGATTAAACAAGCCCAACAAGCCGTAAACGCCTTCATCAGAGAAAGAGACCGCGACTTACCATGTATCTCTTGCGGAACGCTCACGTCTGCTCAGTGGGATGCCGGACATTACCGGACAACTGCTGCGGCACCTCAACTCCGATTTGATGAACGCAATATTCACAAGCAATGCGTGGTGTGCAACCAGCACAAAAGCGGAAATCTCGTTCCGTATCGCGTCGAACTGATTAGCCGCATCGGGCAGGAAGCAGTAGACGAAATCGAATCAAACCATAACCGCCATCGCTGGACTGTCGAAGAGTGCAGGGCCATCAAGGCGGAGTATCAGCAGAAACTCAAAGACCTGAGAAACAGCAGAAGTGAGGCCGCATGACGTTCTCAGTAAAAACCATTCCAGATCACAAGGGAGAAGGCGCATGGGCATAAGAGAACTAAACCTCACCAAAGAACAGCACGAGTGGCTGAATGGCTGGCTTGAACTGTGGGGCGCATGGGTTTATTCAGGTCGTCTGGAAAAGCGCATGAGCAGCGTAATAGCTAAGTTCATGGAGAGCGTAGAGCCGGGAAGAGTTATGACAAGGCCAATGTGTAATGATGATGATGGAATGTTGATTTCTCAGGTCGTCGATTCCGTCATGTACATTGACAAGAAAGCCTTTGGCATCCTCCTCAGCTACTACGCCCACGGCTCTTCCAAGCACGCCATTGCATCTTACTATCATCGCGTCGCAAGACCTCGCAAGATGTTATGCCGGGGCGGCGGGCGCATTCAAAAACCATCGCTCGCAACCTGTCGACGGGAAGTTGACGAAATCCTCAATGCCTCGTTGTTTATGATTTACCCGGCTCTGGATAGTGCGTTTAAAAATCGGAAACGTGTAGAGAAAATTAAACATGTAGCATAGAACGTGTTGACATCATTGAGCAAATGAGCAACACTATTGGCATAAGCTGCCGTTAGTGACTCTTAAGTTGCAACGGTGGCTTTTTTTATTTGGGTCAGTCGTATAAAGGTCATTACGGAAGGCTGTTAACCTTCTTATCGTGGTTCGAGTCCACGCTGTCCCGCCAAATATGCTGGTTTAGCTCCAATGGTAGAGCAGTCGCCTTGTAAGCGAATGGGTAGCGGTTCAAGTCCGTTAACCAGCACCATAACTGAGCCGTAGCCACTGGCTATCCTGAATTCATCAGTGATAGTTACGCTGCGGCATTCTACGCATGACCTTCGTGAAAGCGGGTGGCAAGAGGCTGCGCTAACAACCTCCTGCCGTTTTGCCCGTGCATATCGGTCACGAACAAATCTGATTACTAAACACAGTAGCCTGGATTTGTTCTATCAGTAATCGACATTATTCCTAATTAAATAGAGCAAATCCCCTTATTGTGGGTAAGACATGAAGATGCCAGAAAAACATGACCTGTTAGCCGCCATTCTCGCGGCAAAGGAACAAGGCATCGGGGCAATCCTTGCGTTTGCAATGGCGTACCTTCGCGGCAGATATAATGGCGGTGCGTTTACAAAAACAGTAATCGACGCAACGATGTGCGCCATTATCGCCTGGTTCATTCGTGACCTTCTCGACTTCGCCGGACTAAGTAGCAATCTCGCTTATATAACGAGCGTGTTCATCGGCTACATCGGTACTGACTCGATTGGTTCGCTTATCAAACGCTTCGCTGCTAAAAAAGCCGGAGTAGAAGATGGTGGAAATCAATAATCAACGTAAGGCGTTCCTCGATATGCTGGCGTGGTCGGAGGGAACTGATAACGGACGGCAGAAAACCAGAAATCATGGTTATGACGTCATTGTAGGCGGAGAGCTATTCACTGATTACTCTGATCACCCTCGCAAACTTGTCACGCTAAACCTCAAACTCAAATCAACAGCAGCCGGTCGCTACCAGCTTCTTTCACGCTGGTGGGATGCCTACCGCAAGCAACTTGGCCTGAAAGATTTTTCTCCAGAAAGCCAGGATGCTGTAGCGCTGCAGCAGATTAAAGAGCGTGGCGCTTTACCGATGATTGACCGCGGCGATATTCGTCAGGCAATCGACCGTTGCAGCAATATCTGGGCTTCGTTGCCGGGGGCTGGTTACGGTCAGTATGAACATAGAATCGGTGACCTGATTGCCCGATTTAAAGAAGCTGGTGGGGTGGTAAATGAAGCTGAGATATAAGCTGGTTATTGTTGCCTTCTTTGTTACCGTCATTGGTTCTTTTATCTGGTCTGCCGGGCATTACTACAGCAAATATCAGCACGAAAAGGAGCGTGCTGATGAGGCTGTACGAAATGCTGAATCTGCAACAGCT